CAACAATTTCGGCTTTAAGCAGCAGCCCAACCGCTGAGCCTCATAACAGGACAGATTTCCCGGGAATAGCGCAGTACCATAGAGGTGACACTATACCTTAAAGAAGGGAGCGTTGTCCGATGGATGTGGAACTCAGCTGGCAGACGTTTGCCTGCACCGGTGATATTCTGTGTTATCTGGACTACAGGCGGCAGCTCGCTCAGCAGCGGCTCACCGCCCCGGCAGGAGAAAAAACAGATGGATACCATTGTGACCCCGGGCCTTGTCCTGAAAGAGACCCGGTATAAAGAATCCGACCGGATCATCACACTTCTGACGCCGGGGCTGGGAGTCATCTCGGCCTCTGCGCAGAGCAGCCTGCGGCTGAAAAGCAAACTGTTCAGCGCCTGCGGGCTTTTTTGTTACTCGGAGTTCGTGCTTGTCTCCGGACGGAATATGTATACAGTGCGAGAGGCGGATGTCAAAAACGTCTTCCATGGCATCTCGTCCTCCATCGAAGGGATGAGCCTTGCCATGTATATGGCGGAAATGGCCTCGGCGCTTTCGCCCACAGGAGACGAAGCCGCAAAAGAATTGAGGCTTCTCCTTAATTGCTTTTACATGATAAGCGAGAAAAAGGCCGACCTCCGGGTCATCAAGGCCGTATTTGAGCTGCGTACCATGAGCGAGTGCGGATTTCTGCCGCAGCTGGTCTACTGCCGCGACTGCGGAACCTACGACGGCCCGGCCTTTTATCTCGACCCGGCGGAGGGCTGTCTGCTCTGCGAATCATGCGCCCAAAAGGCGGGGAAAAAGTGCAATCTGGACGCCGGGGCGCTGTTTGCGCTACGGCATATCTGTCTGGTAGAAGATAAAAAGATATTCGGCTTCCGTATTTCCGTCGGCAGTCTGGCGAAACTCTCTACAGCAGCAGAGCAATATGCGCTGACCCATCTGGACAAGCCGTTGAAAAGCTACGACTTTTTGAGATCCGTCCTGCCATAACCATTTGAAATCGATTTGATACAAGGAATTACTATGGAAACAAGTTATCGTTGAACGGAAAGAATCGTAACAGCGACAATTATTTAAGAGAAATTCGTTGTTTTACACCAGGATGACACCAAAGACACAAATAGACACCTAAAGCTCGGATGTGACGATTACAAGACGAGAGACGCAGGAGAGATCTTGTGTCTCTTTTCTTTTTTGCCTCGGCATAAGCAAGTTCATGACGCAGGAGTCCGTTTCCATTGTTACCATTTGATAAATCAAGATGTCGCGAGAGCACACTTGAAATTTATCAAATGGAGTCAAGGAAAAAATGAAACACGAGAAACCGGAACTCTCCAGAAAGAATCCCTACTGTCTGCCGAAGTATCGATACCTGGAACTCAAGAACTTCTGTTTCCAATACAACGACTGGAAACGGGCACTGGCGAGGCTGAATGGCTGGCGAGCGCAGGAGGGCGATATGGGTGGCATCGTAAAGAGCAACGTACCATCTGACCCGACTGCACGAGAAGGAATGCTGAGAGCGTACTATTCGCAGCACATTGAACTCATTGACCGCTGCATTTACAAAATGGAACCGGCGCTCCAAACATACATCCGGAAAGGTGTAACGGAAGGACTGTCCTACAAGAGTCTTCGTGCAAGGGGATGTCCGTGCGGCTCCCAGATGTACTACGACTTCTACCGCAAGTTCTTCTGGCTTTTGAGCATCGAACGCCAGTGACGCGAAATTAACAGACTCCTTTATGGAGGTGAGATAAATGGCAGCAAGAGATTGGAGCAAAGTGGATTGGACCAATAACGAAGACAATAATCTTATACGTGAATTTCTTGCAGATTCTGATAATATCATGAATTGCAACCAATGCCCGTATAAGATGAAGCATCCGAGTTGGGACGCACTGCCTTGTGGACAATACCATTGTTGGGTTGAGTTGTCTTGCTAAAGGCGAGAGCCGTGGAGAAATCTGCGGCTCTTTATTTTTTTTATCCGGACGCGAAAATTTCAGCCGCCTTTATGAAAGGTGGTAGATACTTATGTTTAGTCTGATTATTGCAATTCTGATCATTGTACTGCTGGTGAAGGCGATCGGCCTCATTGGCGCAAAAACGGAAGAGGTGAGACAGAGAACAAAGAGAAGACACTAAAGAGTGAGAGCTGCTGAGAAATCAGCGGCTCTTTCTTTTTACGCAGACGCGAAAAATTCATGGCATATTATGGAGAAGATAGCTCAGCATGGGAGAGCGCCGCTTAACTGCGGAGGTCATGGGTCCAAATCCCATTCTTTTCTTTTTGCGCAGGCGCGAAAAATTCAGTGTCCTTTATGGAAGATAAGAGAGCTATAATTGGAGGAACGATTATGACTGATATGATGAATATGCTGATGACGAATTACTATTGGGTCGAGGTTATATTAGCTGTTGGTATGGCTATATATTATGGGCCAAAGTGTTTGATAAAAAGTAACAAATCTAAGAGAACGAAGTAACGGAAAAGATATTTCGCTCTCTTATCTTTTTGCGCAGGCGCGAAAAAATCAGCCTCCTTTATGGAAGAAAATGTTAATAATAGGAGGTAACTGCTATGTTTAAGTATATTATTAAGGGTTTCGAGGAAATGATGAATTCTATCGAGAAGGGCTTTAACGAGACGATGAACGTCTCTTACCCTGAGGTGGAACGCAACGAACTCGAGCTCATTACTGATTACTACATGGGCGTACGATAAAACATTCGACCAGAGATGGGTCCGGGGAAACTCGGACTCTTTCTTTTTTCTATTCTAAGTTAGACGCGAAAAACTCCGCTTCTTTTATGGAAGAAGATGGCTTCCGAAGAACGAAAGGAGATTTTTATGAGGAAACATTACAAGAGAGTAAAGGCTACTTGCGACCGCGGTTATGTGAACGCGATGGATAAGATACGTGTGTTTATCGAGAGCAACCAGAAAGTTATGTACATTGGTACAGGCGAGTATGCGAATGCCTCGATAGCACAGGCATCTTACACGAACGCGATAAACCTGATCCGGGCCAGTGGTCTGGTACGAGCTGCTTGCAACAGAGGAGAATTATTTCTGATTCGCAACGACATCTGAGCCGACAAGGGCTGTGGAGAAATCTACAGCTCTTTATTTTTTTTTCATCACGCACTCGCCCAAAAGGCGGTGTAGAATATTACAAAGGAGAAATTCAAAATGGTGTATCTGGTTTACCTGCTTGCATTGATATTTATCGTGCTTGGCTTTCTGTTCGGTGTTTCGGTCGGGTGGAAGTGTGTACATGGCAGGAACGCGGTCGGGAACTTGATGATCGCCCCCGGAGACGAGAACGAACAGCCTTATATTTTTCTCGACCTGACGACATCCATAGAATATCTGGAAAGCTCCGAATATGTGGTGCTGAAAGTGAAACCGCTGGAGACGCGAGAAAAACAGTCCGTTTAACGGAGGAAACTCCGAATTTACTGATAAAGGAGAAGATCAAAATGGAAAACAAAACATTATTGAACGAGACTTTGGAAAGTGGGATGGAATCGCTGAAAACGATGAAGCCCGGTTCTGAGGAGTATGCCGCTGCGGTGAACAGCCTGGCAAAGCTCCACGAGATGCAGATGAACGAGACTGCGGAAGAGAACAGCAAAACTGCGAAGGAAGACGAACTGCAGCTGAAGTGGCATCAGGCGGAAGCCGACGTGCAGAAGGCTGACTCTGACCGCAGGATCGAAATTCTGAAGACCGTGGGCGGCATTGCCGGAACGCTCATCATGGGCGGCTTATTCGTATGGAACCAGGTGAACGGATGGTTCAACGAGGAAGAAGGACACATTCCGCTGTCTCCGACATTCAAGGAGGGTTCCAGAACTTTGATGCAGAATATATTTAGAAAGTAAGGAGGACTGGAGAGTCTG